ATTGTTTACTTTAGCAACAACAATCTGGTTCGCTGGATCAGAAAAATCTATATTTTCTGTAAGCATATAACTCAAGCCGTTCTTCGATGTAAATCGTGTGCCGCGGGATAGGATGGGGATATAAGTAGTGTCGGGGCCGAGGCCACTGTCGGAGGCGGGCACCTGTACATAAATAGCAACCTCTCCAAATGTTGAGGGCCGGCCGGAATGTTTGTATCCCAGAACTCGGCCGTGACGGAGAACATTATCTAATTGAAAAGATGTGTCCAGGAATGATTCGTTTACACTGTAATCCAAATAGAAGTTCAACTGGTCAGCGACATATGCCACCGAATCAATCATCATAGCACCAAACGAAGCTTCACTAAAGTCTTGAAAGGTTTCTGGGTAGAACCTTTCTGCCATCTCAAGAAGGTCTCCTCTTATCTCGGAAAACTCCCTATTTGCATAATTTATTGGTAAAAACTTTTTCTGGTCACTGGACATTCTGTTTCCTCTCCTTTATTAAATAGTAAATTCGAGCAAATCTTTTATTCCTAAATTAGGGATAACATATGTAATGCTCAGACCTAACTGATTACCGTCGATATTATCAAAAAAATCTATATTTTGAATTACTATCGATGGCATATATTTCTCTACTTGAGCATTGACTTTACTAGTGATCTTTCCGCGGACGGTGCTATCAAAATTCTCAAACAAAAATTGTAGAATGCCAACACCAAAGTTCGGTTCCATTACACGTTCACCCGGATTAGTCAAAATTAACATTTTAAAATTTTGCTTAATTGCGGCGGATACTGAATAGTTTAATGCGAACCCGTCTGTTGTGTCGTATACTATCGGTAGTGCTACTCCAATTGCCATTGTAAAAACCTTCTATATTTTATAGTTCAATCTTTCTTACTACATAGTTCGCCCTTAGAATTAAAGGGGTTTGAAACCAAATTGCGCCTCTTGAACCATGGAAAAATTCTCTTCCCAGATGCCGGCTTAAGAGATTCCTTGAGATTGCCCATAAAGATTCCGACGAAGTCTGGAGGTTCTGCTTCATTTGCATTAAAGTCTCTACTATAGTAATCGTCTTTGAAAAGTTTTTTCAGGCGCGATTTTGAATTTTTTAAAAGTATCCTGTCCCATTCATCCCATTGCGTCACGAAAAAGCTAAACATAGGTGGGGACCGGTCTCCGGCAGAGGCCCAGTTATCGTTACCTCCATATTCCGGATCAAAATTGTCAGGAGCGTTCGGAAATGTTACTTTTGCTCCGGGTTTAGTATCGTAATCTGGCTCGTTCCATGAGCTATCAAGGTTCTTTATGGTGTCACCGTCTTCCACAGTTTTTTCGCCGATTGAAGGTAAGAATCCAAGATCGTTATAAACTGCCAAAATAGACGTTATCTTTTTCATGGGAAAGACATACTCACTTAACAATTTAAATCTATCGTCTTCTCTCAATTTGTTAATTACGCAAAGGAGGAGTTTACTATTTTTTTCAAGTGGGGCGATTTGACCTATCTTTGTGTCGACCGCATCTTCTTCGGCATCAGCAACAAGGTATTTTTCTCCGTTTATCATAATAGAGATTTGGGCACCATATCGGATACCAAGGTTGCCCGTGATGCCAATTGGATCGTTACCTGTTAATTCTTCGCCGTCTTGGCCAAGGGGATATACGAGCCTTAGATCTCCTGGATAAACATCCGAGATGTTTAAATTCGTATCGTTTGATTTGATTTTTTCAATTGCAGCAGATGTCTTATACTTCGTCCCATTAATTGAGATGTATTTTTCAAGAACGAAAGGTGTGTTAACCGCGGCGATAGATTCAGTAGAGATACCGAAGGAGGCGAGTACCTCGTTGTAAACAGCAATTGCAAGGTCTAAGGCGGCCTGAAGGGTACCTCGGGTCAGGGCTGACGCGGAGTTAACTCTTCCTTGTGCCGCATCCACCACAACTTGGGCCGCGTCCATTGCAGCACCGGCGGTGTCAGAGACCGGTGTAGCAATGACTGGATTAAACCCATACTCTTCGATATCGCCGATCGGGACTACTATTTTGTTGGCAAATGGATTAAGCTCTTCGTGTTCATCTTCTACATGAAATTCTCCTGTCATATAGATTATGTTGTCATCATCATCCCGGGCTACATGATAATACCCGGTGTATTCTTCGCCGTCCGGAGTTGAAAATTCACCACCGCCGGTATAATGTTCATCTCCGCTATCTGGTAAGGTGTCTGACTCTTCAATAATTTCTTTGTCTAAATCAAGAGAGATACCACCGAGCGATAAATTGGTGAAGAGATAATAACTCAAATTGGTAAACTTTGGCGCCATGCCAATAGTTCCCATATTCTTGACTAAAATGTCTCCCATCGTTTGAAGCTCTGTCAGTACCATCTCTTTCAAAACAAGTTTTGCGTCTTCTTCTGTGGCTTGTACAAATTCAAATGCTTTTTCGGCTCGATATAGTTTAAGGCCCCTTTTCTTGAGAGGCCAGCGATAGGGTGCATCAGTTTCTCCAACCTCATGGGCCGGTTCGACAGCCTCGATGTATGGATAGCTATAGGATTCTTGGGCATCATTTATTCTTAAAAGTGCTTGAAGAACAGAATCTGGAGGATCTATGATTGTGCCGTCGTCAACTAATCTCCCATAAGTTTGAACAGATTGTTCTAAGAAAGCATACCAGAACTCATCATCTTTAAACGGATTGAATAACTCCCAAAATGCTTTTTGTGAATCTCTTAGGGATTTCTCCATAACCTCAACAATATATTGAGCGTAAATATTACTGTATACATTCTTGAAATCTGGTTTGAAGGTAGCAAAGGTTGGCATCGATTTAATGAAGTGTACCGTTCCGTAGATACGGCATGCGGCCTTAATTAGCCCTTGGATATTTGCTTTTCCCGGGCGTTCAAGGATCCTGTTGTACGGTAGTTCAGTTACACAATTTGGATCCGACTGCAGGCGTTGATCTTCTGGGATACTATTATAAGTGTCAGAAACTTCTTTTTGGATTGATCCGAAATCGACGAGATCTGTACTGCGGGGTTTACATGGGCTGTAATCTGGAAAGAGGACATCGATAAAGCCGAGCCAGCCATCATTCTTTAACGGCTTAACATATACAGCTGGGTTCTGATACGACCCTCCATATATCTTCGGATCAAGATAATATACTCTCGCATCATCGCCGTTTCTCAATTGGTCGGCACTTACTCCAAGAATCATATCGTCGTTAGTGATGTTTTCTCCATCGACAGTCGCATCTTTATATGGTGTGCCCGCGGGAGAATCAGTTTGATCGGCTTTTACAAGATAGTCTGCGTCTTTCTTAAGCAGGGAATCAATTTTAGCTCCATACTTAAACGCGTTTTCGTTGTCTGCAATTTCTTTTGCAAACGTTTTGAACATGATACCCATATAAGTATCATAGAACCCTTTCAGAGCCGTTTCCGAGGGGATCGTCATACCGGAGTTGTTTTGCTGTAGCATTTCTCTCAGAAGAACAATCTGTGGAATCTTATCTTTTTTCTGTTCAAAACATTGTGAAAATCTACTGTATTCTGATCCTTGGGCGAAGGGTTCGGACTGACCTGGGAGGGCCGATAGGTTCTGTCCGGCGCCGGCGTATTTTATATTGTCAAGAGTATCATCAATGGCAACAAATTCAAAAAGTCGTTCGGAAACTGTGTCTTCTTCACCTTTGTTCTCTTTTTTGAAGTCTTTCCATTCCTCGTCTGATAACATAGCTTTCATATCGCTATTCGAGCCGGCAGAGGGGTTGTATAATTCGTTTATGTGAATACGCGTGGCGTCGACGGGTGCGTAATAACTTCCCATGGTTGATACTTTACCGTCTGAATCTTCTTCTAGCTCTGATAAGAACACTTTCATATCAAACCCGTAAAGCCATGGCGTATCATCGTGCTCACGTTTGCCTTTGTTATTGTCTCGGAATCCAATCTTAAGATCGGCGCCGTCTTTTCTGCCGGACGTGGTTACTTTTATTGCCGGCTCCCCATCCTTTGTGGTCGGTGAAAAAGAACGACCATATCCCATATCTGGAATTGAAATCATATTACCTGGATCCTCAAACATTATCTTCTTTGTCGTTTTTTCTCGGAATGAATTCTTTGACACAAAGTTTACTTCCAAATCGATCAGTTCGTTTTGGAGCCAGGGGGCAACCTTCGTGGGGAAGTTGCCGCGTTGGCGAGCGGTGGAGGCGGGATCATTAAGAAACCAAAGAGTATCTTCGCTTGGCTCGTCGCCAGTTGTAATAAAGTCGACATATTTTGATTGATTAAAGGATTTTCGGTAATGATTTGTCAGGGGGTTACCCATGGTATCAGACAGGATCATATTAATAAATCCCCACGTGCCCCAGCCTAAGAAGCCGCCGTTGCCAAGCATATCGTCGGCAAAATCTTTCTTGAGGGATTCAAGGCCGGACGATAATCCAACTCTCGCGGCTGTCTTCTGCTCGTCTGATTCAAATGGCAATAGTCCATCATCGCAGCCCGGGGAAGAAACAAGTGGTGGAAGTATATCATCGGGATTCATTGGGTGGTTCATAAAACTTGCAAAAGATTCGAGGTCGTCTCCCATTTCATCTTGTAGATCATCGAACATTTGACGGCACTGTTCAGGTGATGCTCGGCCCTCAAGAAGGGTACATCGCAAATCCTGAAAATCTTCAAGTTGCTGTGGACTAGCACAAAGAGAGGGATTTGCGGGATAGTCTTCATCTAATGGGTTGTCGAGGAGGTCTTTCATCGTCGCTTTAATATCTTCGGGGAATAGGGAACCTACATCGCTCATAAAATCTTTAAGAGAGTCCTTCGTCGGGAAAGCGTCTGCAAATTGTGTGTGTTCATATCGAAGGATTTGATACATCCCGGTAGCCATTTCATCCGACATATTTCCGTCGAACGCATTCATCATTTCTTTCTGAGTAGCAAACGATGAGACATCCTCAGTGAATGCTATTACTGCGTCTTTGTCTGCTAATGCAGCACCGCCGGCGCCTAATTTTTCGAACATTTCAGCGATTGTGTCGTTAACTTGCTCATCCGAGGCATCCCCACCGCAAATAGCTTGGTTGATTGCCTCCGAGAAGGTTGATCTTCCTGTGGCGATCGCAGGTAAGGAGGCTACTATCGAGCCGGCAGCTTCGAGAGCTTTACAAATGGCGCCGCCCAATAATTCACATAGTTTAACAAGAATTTTCATTATGATAGAGATGACAGCTTTGTTAATTGCTAAGATAAGAGCCTCCCACAATGCTGCAGTCAGATCCTTAAATTTTGGGATCCACCCAAAGGGGTTTGACAACAT